ATATATGCATCATTGCAAGCCTGATAAAACGCACGCTGCGTGGTCAGTGCCGTGGTCTTTGTGAGGTTGTCCATCACGCCCATGGTCTTTTTAAAACCAGCCTCCAGTACCTGCCGAAGGCTGTCCGATTGCCGAATGTCAACCGTTGCAATTCCGGCTTGTCTGTAAGCCTGATTGTCAATCTCTATGGCTGTCACTCCTGCGTCCTCAAATAACGCCCTAACCTGTGCCGTGCATGCGTCTGTGCGTTGTGCAATCAGCTGCAAGATGTCCTCGTACAGTAAGCCCGCCTCTTGTAACATCTCTGCTTGATGTTTGGTTGCCTCGGATACAAAGCCCATTCGCAGGATGCGTTTCACCATCGCTGACAAAATCGCGTCTTCCAAGCGTGCGTATACTGCAAGTACAGCGTCCGTGCATGTCTCATAGTAAATTGGCGGCAGCATCAGCGACCACCTACACCAAACAGGCTGTAATCCTCAGGGCTGCCAGCGTCCGGAATCATCTTTTTCGCTTCTTCTTCCGAGCAGCCGTAGTAGCTGCTCAGGAAAATTTCAGGCTTTAAGATGCCGGCTTGTACAAACTGCAACTCTCGCTGTGTCTTTGCGTCTACATCCTCTAGGACGCTATCGCCCCAGTCAAACGCAATCTCAAATTCTGTTGATGGGACAACACCATGATAAAACGCCAGCGTTGCTGCTGCCGTAATCGCTCGTCGCAGAGCAAATTCCGTCTGCTTTTGCAGGGCAGACACAAACACATAGCTGCGTTGTTTGGACGACTCAATCTCGGTTGCTGTTTTTGCGACCTCTGCAGGCTCTGACAGCGTGCCATAGGCAAGCTGACAAGAAAACTCAATCCGCTGCAAAATCTTATTTAAGCCGTTAAAAAACGATGCATCCCGAATTTCCGGCGAGTACGGCATGATTTTGTCAGAATCATCATCCCCGATGGACAGCATCTTTTTGTATAACCGCTTATCATGTGCGGAAAGCCGGTCAAATCTGTTGAAAATGTCCTGTGTCGCAAAGACTGCGGTTTCCTTTGATTCGTATTCCCACAAAATTTCCGACCATAATTGGTCTGCCTGTACAATCTGCGGCAGTGCATCCGCAAACACGGACACGCCTAAAGCAGAGGTCGGGTCTTTGCTGTTGGGTTTTGGCACGCGGAAAAAGCCAAATAGCGGCGTATCTGACTGCACGTTAACCAGCGGCTCTAATCCAGCCCACGGCGTTTCTGACAGCTCACAAGGGCTGCCCAACGTGTCTGCATCGTATGCATGATACGTGTAATTCTGGATAATGCACTGCTTTTTGTCACTGTCATAACCGTGGCACTCCAACCTTGTGTACCAGTCTGCACCGCTCCGAAACGTATCCGCAAACACGGCGGATTGCATAGACTGGTCAGATGTAAACGCAATCGGAAACACACGCTGCACCGGCACCCACTCCAACGATACACTGCCGTTTGCAAAATATGGCTTTATCACCATGCCGCCGCTGGCAAGCCCCGCAGAAAAGCCGGTTTGCAACGCTGGCAGGTGGTTGTCTATCATGGTTTGCAAATAGTCTGCCGTCTTGCCGTTGCCAGTAATCTCTATTTTTGATTCTGCAAAAATCAACCTTGCAAACTCGGTGCAGATTGCTGCTGCAAGATGTAAGCCGTCTTTTTGCTCTCGGCTCTCCGAATTGTCAGAAAACAGCGTTTCCCACTGTTCAATGTATCCTCGCATTAGTGGGGATATTGCTGTTTTGATATTAAGTGCAGCCTCAATATCTGCATAACTTATCATAAAATCACCCCCAATCATCTGTTTTCCATCCCAAATGTCGCAGGATGGTATAACAAAAATACCGGATGTCGTCCATCGCATGGTCACTCTCTTTGATAACAGTATCCTGTTGCTTTTTGTCATCCCAGCGATACAAGCCAAATTCCCGAATGGTGTCCGTGCAAGTATCTGCAATCAAAATCCGCTTTTGTTTTAGCAAGGTCATCGTGTACCGGATACCATCAATTACGCTGTTATTTGCTTTGCGGACACTATAGACAGCGTGGTGCTGGATACAGGCGATCAGACTTGCGGCAGACGGGTCTACTATAATCTGCTGGATGTCGTAGCCCTCTGCAAGTCTTGCAATCTCCTGATAATGCTGCTCGTCATCCTTTTGCTTGCCTGCTTTTCGTGCGTCATAATAAGACTCTTTCATACGCACTGCAAAATCATCCTCGACCGCCCACAATCCAATAGAGGTCGGATTCAGCGTGCCGTAGTCGATGGACAAATAAAAAAC